ATCTTCCTTTTCCTCTTCCTTTTCCGTCGTCGTGAACACGTCGTTATCACGTGGTGTTGACGTCGTGTTCACGACGTTATCATTTAAAGCTCTATTAATCAAATCTTTTGCTATTTCTTTACCGATATATGACTTATCGTATCTCTTATCAAGGATTTGATGACTACGGAATGTGCGGATAAAGTAGTAGCTTTCTTCTGCGTGAATAATAGGTACTAACATCCGGGCATCCACTAAGGAATCTATCCACTTTTTTATTTCAGATACTCGTAAGTTTTCATCGTAAGGGAATATTTGAGATTTGAGTAATGCAGCATTACCTTTGATAACCCCGAAATCATCAGCGAAGTTCCAACAACCAATAAAGAAAAGGCGGCACGGGATCGGTAATTTACCAATCTTTTCATCTTCCCAAAATTCAGGTTTTATCGTCCTTATTCGTGCCATATAAACATTTAATTAAGTAATACAGATTTATTTCTCCACTTCTCAGGCATTTCGGTATATGTTCAATGTCCTTAACTACTTCTTTTATACTTTTCATATTAGAATCTTACGTTAGTTAATTGTCTACCATTAGAATAAACTGCCCACTTACCGTTACCCCTATCAAACAGTCGTAAGTCCGACACCTCCCCGAAACGTTTGATGTTACCGCATAAATCCACAATCCAACCACATTCTTTAGAAGGATGCGGGCGGATGGCACGACCGACTATCTGATACCACATGGCCAGTGACATCGTAGGACGTGCCATTACGACCGTATCAAGTTCCGGATAGTCAAAGCCGGTGGTTAATACCCCGACATTGGCAACAACAGATATTTCTCCTGCCTTAAAATGCTCGAGAATCACTTCACGAGTGGCTTTTGGAGTATCACCGGATACAATAGCGCAACCAGGTATTGACATCGTTAACCGTTCCGCTTCTTTCAAAAAACGAGTAAAGACCAAAATACCCTTCCGTTTTCCTCCGGCTTTGGGATTCATCAGCCTTTGGACGATATGAACGAGATAACCGTAGAAGTCTATCCGTTCATATTCTCTTTGGACTGACCTATCTGTATAGTCGGCACCAGTGGTATTTACTTTCAAATTGAGTTCATTCCATCCGGTCGGATTCATCGGGTAGTAGTTCAGCTTCGCCAAGTAGCCCATATCTAATAAGGTTGATACCTGTACATGATAAATGACCTCTGAAAAAACGTGAGGCTTTGTCCGGGTGATAAATTTCAACATAGAGCCGAAATCACGTGAGGAAGATAATCTATAAGGAGTTGCCGTCAAGCCAAGAACCTTACACTTCACCGCATCGAAGAAATCCTTGTACATTCCTTCTTTTGGGTTCACAAGATGGCATTCGTCCACGATGATATTCTTAAATTGGGTGAATAGTTCAGGATGATTCTTCACGCTGCCAATGGTAGCGAATGTTATCCGGCTTATCTCTTTTGAGTTGAAAGAAGCTGAATAGATGCTACAATCAAGAATACCGTATGAACAGAGTTTCTTAAAGTTCTGTTCGAGTATTTCCTTACTTGGCTGAAACACCAAGGTATGACCGTCAAGCCTTGCGGCTATATCCGCTATGATAAGCGATTTGCCACTTCCCGTAGGCAAAACCATGATGGCATTTGTCTTCTTCGTTTTGTTGTTGAAGAAAGAAACGGCAGCATCAGAGGCTTTCTGTTGATAATCACGTAGTTGGTACATTGTCTGCTCTTCTTTCTGTAACGGTTCTGATTCTTCCGAGTTTCATTATCTCATCGCACATCCAAGTATATCCACAGAAACCTTTAGATTTCCGCATTATTTTTTTAGATTCGCTTGGTGTAACATATCTGACTTCCACATTTGCTACCCATCCATCGCCAAAATCATAATAGAAGTTTCCTTCTTTTAGATTTGAATAGATTGGCTTTCCACGTCTAAATGCAACCTGCGAATAGGCATATAAATTTCCTTCTCCAGTCCATTTACCATTCCATGAATTGTTTTTGGGCATAGTGAGGATAAATAAAGCTACTGTCTTATTTTCTTTTTTTATCGGTGTGAGTTTATACTCAACTCCTTCAATGATAGTGGATTTCATATTCCTTTCTCCTTTCGTAGTTTCTTATTAAGTGCTTTGTAATACTTGATAAGCTGCTCATACTCAAAGTCGGACATCTTAGTATTTGATGCAGCTTTCACTTTTAGCAAGTCAAAATACTGTTGTCCGATTTTGGCTATCAAATTCTCACGGTAGCCTTCAAGGTGATCGGCACGGAAACGGTTGCACGCACGGCATTCGGCATGGCAATTGTTCTCATCAAATCGGGTAGCCAGATGCGTGCGGCTGAAATAGTGACCACAGTCGGCTTGCACGAACGGTTTTATCTGTCCACATGATATACATCGGAAGAAACCGTTTGGCATACAATCACGAAGCCGGATGAAAAGGGAAAACTCTTTATCGAGCTTAGCTTTCAAATCCGGCTTCTTCTTTACTGTTACCCCTGCTTTATCAAACAAAGGTAGAGGTTTGTCCTTCTTCTTAGCCTTTGTTCGTTTTATGTAGTACGGCATTCTACTATTGGTTTACACAATTCAACAACTCGTTTACAATCCTCCACATCAAACATTCCTATATGGCAAACTTCATGTGGTATTCCTAATTGAATGGATAACCACAAATAAGCTTTATTTCTATTTGAAGTGTTGGGAATATGTTTCTTCCAAATTTTATTGATAAGATTGGTCTTAGCTATTTGGTCAAAGTAGAAGTGGGCTTCCTTCTTGGCTTCTCTTAGCTCAACATTTGCCAAACGTCCTAATGCTTGGTCTGTACCTTTGTGAACGCCTACATAAGCCTTGCAATCACGACACAAATAAATCATACCGTAGGAACGTCCGTAGATTATGAAGCTATCCACGTATTCAGTAGGCTTACCGCAATAAGGGCAAATCTTTCCAGTTAATATTTCATTCATAGTTTTCCAATTAAAAACCCCGAAGCGTATTCTCCGGGGCACAACCATTATTTACTAACCCATGCCATTTATGTGTGGCTCACATTATTCCATCGGGAACACTATCTGTATGCGCATTACAGAAATATCCATTTGCAACTGAATACTTTCATGTTCCCTTTCCAACACAAGTTTGTGGAGAAGCCCAGATTTGCACTGGGACGAGTTGCCAAGCTCGCCACATCTAAGGTTGGCATTCCTATTATCGAGTGGTGCGTCTACTGATTCCGCCACTTCTCCATGTTTGCCTACCATATCTTCACAGACCTAGCAGGCAGGTTAACAAAGTTATACTTCGATGATTACGATGTCCGGTGCAATCTGTCTGATTTGCTTCAGTTGTTCGTCAATCACCTTATTCTTGTATTCTTCAATGGCTTCATTTGCACCAGCGGACACAAGAGAAAGAGATACATCACGACCGTCCACATCAGCGTAAATCTCAACTTCTATCTCTTCGTTGGCAAAACCTTTGAAAAGAGGAATGTTTAGTTTGAAAGATTTTGGAAGGTTGGAATCAACCACCTGTGAGTAATTATCCACTTTGCTTCCGTTTTCTTCTTTACTACGCTCAATGTCTTGGTTTACCTTTGCTTTGAAGCTCTTCAAAGTAGAAACAAGCATCATGTTCTGCGACTTGTTAGTAAAGAAAGCTCGGTGCATCTTCAAAAACTGTGATAATTTGATAGGTTCCCAATTCTTATCTGTATTGATGCCGAACTCCAGCATTTCTTTTGAAGGCTGCAAAATGCCGTTGATTTCTGTCTGATAGTAGCTGGTTTCATCAATCGTCAGAGCCAGCCCCATCTTATCACGGTTTACGATAATGTTCGTCTCTTTCTGATTAATCAGTTCGACACGTTTCTCTAACCATCTGAAAGGTGCGTCTATTGTTCCATTGATAACCACTCTTTCCGGTTCTTTCGGGTCAAGTGCTACGGGTGCTTCACCTTCTCTTAACACTACTTCGATAGGTTTGCCGTTATAATCTTTCGGCACAACCAAGTTGATTTTGTTTTCGCTCATGATTCTGTTCCCGTTTTACGATTAATATTAAAAATAGTTCTTTGCATTTCCTGCGGCATGATAGGACGGGAATAAACCAGCTCACCAAGTTTGTTGTAATACCCGGCCATTTTTTCTTCATGATAGAGAATCTTCACACACTCTTCATTTTCAACATATTCAGAGCCTTTCTTTATGTTTTCAAGAAGTTCCTGTTTTTTTTCATTTAAAGGCTTTAATTCAGCCTTAAATGCTTCCATAGCTTCTTTTTTCTCTATCTCAATATCATTGATTTTGATTGAGGTTTCAGCAAGAGATTCTTTCTTTTGTGCTAATTCATCCGGTGTAAACCGATGTGTATAGCCAATCTCTTCCACTGCATCGGCATTGTCCTGTAGGAACTGCCATCTTTCCTTTTCGGGGATTTCTTGACCTAAAAATTTATCCATTATTTTTCATTTTAGAAATTAGTTCTTCTTTCATCCTCAGCATATTAGCCATTCCTTTCATTCGGGATTGAGCAGCAAGATACATCTGTTTGTATTTGCCAGCATCCTTCAAAGCACGCTCATACTTCGCTGTCTTTTCATCAGAAAATCTACCGGCACTATCACGGTTGTATATCTTGATTGGCTTTATCTCATTTCCGAATAAATCTTCCATAGCTAAATAAACTCTTTGTTACGTTCAATTTCTTGCTGGGCGTATATCAGCATTTGATGTTCATTTGCAGCCGGCAGATAGATACCTGCCACCGACGCGCTCCAATTACGGAAACGGTCAATACTCAGGGGCATTTCACCTGTTGTCAGTTCGGTAGAACTGCGCAAATAGGTTACTTCATTACCTTTCTTGTTGACCGTTTTTCTCTCAAACAAATCACGGTTACAAGTCCTCTTATAGAAGTCAATCTTGGCTTCGTCAAGACTGCAACCGTACTCACTACCGAAATACCCTAAAAGAAGATGCAAGTAGCTGTTTTGGGCAAGCGTGCGGTTAGGTAGTTTCTTTTTCACTTCCACCACCGCACGTTCACTAAACAGCTTGTTTACATACTCCTTGAACTTGGGTATTTGATATTCATTCTTCAAGTCGAACAGCATACGCTAAAAAGGCAAATCGTCCTTTACATTGCCATTAGCATCAACCGGAGGCGGGAAATCCTGCGGCTGTGGCGCTGGCTGTTGTATCGATGTTGTCTGTTGGGATTGAGATACACCGCCACGCGCTTCTATTTTGTAGCACCGAATAGATGCCATACGTTTGAGTTCTCCGTCTTGATTCGTCCAAGAACGTCCTTGTAAGACAAATGATACAGTAACAACATCACCCTGATTAAAGCGGTCAAGTTCTGCACACTTATCGCCTGAAAACTCTAAGGGAATAACATTCTCATACTCGCTACGCTCTCCCGTATAAGGGTCGTAAGTGGTAGCATCTAAAATGAACTCCCGTTTTGTAAACGAGGAACCACCGTTTTTGGATGGTATTTGAACAGTTTGTCCGATTTCGATTATCCGTCCGGTTATTTGGTTTGCCATTAATTTTCTCCTCCAAATATCTTTTTATCGGTTATAAGTTCTCTGTTTTCTTCCAAGAACCGGATAAACTCCTCACAATGATTAGTAAGAATGGGAATATCACGTTCAGGATTGAAAACGTATGTTTCTGTATAGGTATCTACCACAAAACCGCCTTTATTAAACTCTACAATGTTGTATTCAAACGTCCGCACATCCGAACCACTCTTCATCAAAGCGTATGGATAAACTAAATGTTGGTGGTGGTCTTTGAACTTCCCTACGGTATAGCTTCCAGTTATTTTGATGTCGTGGATGCTGGTAGGCATCAGTTCGTCAATCAGACCATAAACCAATACATTACCGTATGCGGTTGGAAGAATCGCTTCTACTCTTTGTTGGGTTAATGCTCCTTTGTAGTAGTTGGCAAACTCGCGGCAAAGCGAGATTGGGAAAGTAAAAACACGATTATTATAGGTAGCTTTCAAACCTATAACCTCGTTGGTCTGAACCTCATCGTAATACAAAGGTTTACCTGTTTCGTCACAAGTTCCTTCGCGTATTACCTTATATACCTTTTCAACCTGCACAGTTTCGGATTTCCGATTTTCAACCATACAGTCAATAACCTCATTAAAGGCTATTCCCTTGTCTGCCGCTTCGCTATCGAATGGCTTGCGGTTAATCCGGTCTATCAGTTCTTGAAACTGTTGTTCGTGAAATTCTTCGGGAGTATGGGGCGGATTTTCTGACCACCCCCAATATTTATCCCAAATCACATCACTATTCAGATATTCCCCAAAGGCATCAAGAAGCGTTGCGTAAATACGATATTTAGGCTGCTGGTTCATATTTCTTTTCTGAATTAAGTTTCAGATTCAAAGACTTCGCTTTGTTGGCTACCAACTTTGCCGCCATTTGCTTTGAAGAACCAACGTGCTCAAAATTATCTATTTGCGCGATAAAATTATTGGCAGATTCCGCATCCGTAATAAGTTCGATCTGTTCTTTTATTTCTTCAATAACTTTATCATACTTTTCCTGTGCCGCTTTTTTGGCTACAAGCATACCCAAATACGAATTGATTATCTTGGTAGTGATAAAGTCGTTTTTGGCAGTCGGATTGCCATTCTTATCAAGAATGGTAGGAACCTCCATTACTGAAGGAAGATTGCAGGTATTCTTACCGTCATTTCTTGAAGTTGGGTCGAAAGTAATAGTACGTTTTTGCACGCCTCTTTCGCTTTTCATTTCGAGATAACCGAGCAAATCCAGTTCAGTAACGATGGAGTTGTAGGATTTCTCACGTAAAGCAGGAATGAATACCGTATCATCACCTTCTTTTCTTGTGTCCCGATGGGCAACGAAAATAATATGCTTGTTCAGACTTGAGAGTGTTCTTGTCATCCAAGAAAATTCAGCATTGATACCACTCCAATCCCTGATAGACGGTTGGCGGCTACCACATTTATAAGTAATGATGAAATCCATCATCTTACCGATAGTATCAACTACAATGGTCTGATAAGCCGACAAATCCTCCTGCAAGACCTGTTGAACATCACTCCAAGAGGTGACCTGTACTGTGTCTATGTTTTCCAAATGCACCATATTCATACGCTTAACGCCATTATCGAAATCCAATAACAAAGGTTTCGGTGCGCTCAATGCCACAGTTGATTTTCCCATACCAGCCTGGCCGTAGATCATCATTTTCACTGTGGTAGGGATTACTAATTCATTTGATTTTTTGATAAGACTCATAATCGTAAAATTTAAAGGGTTAATTTATATTCTCTGTTCTTTAGAATCAATAGCATAAAGAAGCACATCACAAGCATTGATAGCATAAGGAGACATTTTCGTGGTTCCGGTCTTTTTTGCCCGTATTTTCTTCTCCGCTATCAGCTTTTCAAGTCTGTAACGACCGCCTACAAACTCTTTTGCTTGCTCTTTATTGAGAGAAACTCTGCTACCTATTCGATAGAGAGTATTCAGCTTAGTTTCTGCATTCATTCTGACCTCCTTATTCTTTCAATTCGTTCAACCTTTGCTTCTCTTCCTCTTCTCATCTCGCTTTGTTCGTGGTAAAGCGATAGTGAGAATACACATAATAGAAAACAGGAAATAGAAGCCCTAACTATTGGTGATAAGTCTAAGGTAAACTTAACACGATTAAGTCTTTCCATCATTTTAATGGATAACTCACTTCTGTTTCTTACCTGTAGCTTTTCATATATGCTCTGCATGTGATTTCTAATAGTGGCAGAGGAACGAAAAAGAAGATTAGCGACCTCCTTCACCTCTAACCCACCACCATACAATTGAGCAATTTCATTTTCTCTATCAGATAGCTCTGTAAATACTCTATCCATAATCGTGTAAGATTAGATACTATTTCTGCATATTATTTATAATATACATTGATCCGGTGTACTTGTTTTTAGAGATTGTGTATGCCGGCTTGCCGCCTGGAACAACAACACCTTTATCTCTCAATTCTTTGCTAATTACATGGGCTTGTTGTCTGTAGCCTGTAACATCAACTTCTGATAGCGGGATAATCTTTTGTTTGCCCGGCTTTACTTTTAAAATCGTTTCTCTGATTGTTGCCATAAGATTAAAAATTAAATTAATGATTGGCGGGTGGTAGAGGAATCGAACCCCTCTCAATCGTACCAATTGGTTGCGCAACACGAAGCTCTAACCGATAAGCCAACCACCCAAATAAAAAAGGTGTACTATCTTCACAGACGGCACACCCAGTACAAATACAAAATAAAACACGACAAAAACTACTATATTTTTCAGAATCCGCCCGGCTGGTTTCCCTTACTCACAGTACTGGTTTATTGCAGGAACCTTATGCCGGATTGTCGGTCTACCTTTTTGCGGATCTCTGTTATTCACGTAATTCTGTGTAGGTGATTCTGACAAAAGCAAAACAGCCGATACAAATAATCCCCATGATAATAATAGAGATCGTTTTTATTGGGCTATGGGTTGTGATTGTCCCATAAAACATAATTATAGCACATAAGGCTAAAATTATGGCTAAAATCAACTGGATTATTTTCATAATTATAAAATTTGAAAGTTTGTTCCCCTGAACCAATTCGATTGGCAACATCACGTTATAATCAGGGGATTTTCTTAACTTTGAGGTGTCTAACTAAAAATTAAGAAATATGAAACAATTTATTGAAGTTGAGATTCAAAATGGTGGGAAAACATTAGTTAATGTGGATACTATCTGTTTCCTGAACACCTTAAAAAGTGGAAAGGTGCAAATTATTCTCACCGCTCCATCGGCGAACGGCTCTCATTTTGTAAACACAAATCAATCTTACGAAGAGATCAAGGCTTTGATTCAGGCATCCCTTTAACCCATTCGTAAATTTTGTTGGCGGCATCGTACATATTAGTATAATGAATACAGT